GTGGCAGACAGATGTACTCGAAGCTCCAGGAAACTCTCGCATTGGCGAAGGTACAGACTGGATTGCTCCTACTGCTGACGGTTCTGGCGGTACAGGTGCAACACCTGCAACTGGCGCTAAGTTTGCAGTATCAGGTCCTAACCGTACACGTTTGGGTAACTATACTCAGATCAACGGTAAGACAATTGCTGTATCAGGCACACGTCGTGCAGTAGACCAGGCTGGTGTAGCTGATGAGTATGCTTATCAGTTGAAGAAGCGTGGAACAGAACTACGCCGTGACGTTGAGTTTGATATGATTCACTCATACAACACTTCAAACGCTGTAGGCACACAAAATGCTAACGCACGTTCAGCTGGTGGATTCCAGTCTTTCATTAACGACTCAGACACAACCGCTTATGTTGGTCAGTTTAAGTCACCTGACGCAGTAGCAACTCCTGTTGCAACTGGTGATGGAACACAAGTTGTTCATGGCTCAATCAATGGTGGTACAACTGCACCTACTAAGGGTACACTTGCACTAACAGATATTGATGCAGTTATGCAGAAGATTTATGAGCAAGGCGGTAAGGCAACAAAGATTATGTTGTCACCAAAGCTTCGCCGTGACTTCTCAGACTTGATGGTTTCAGATACAGGCGTTGTACGTAATATTGACGAAGGCGGCAAGCTACGTCAGTCAGTAGACGTATATATGTCAGACTTTGGCGATCTAATGGTAGTTCCTAACTACATCATGGGTCTGTCAAATGAAGTCTTCTTCAAAGGTAACGATGGAGTTGCATTTTCAGGAAATGGTAAAGTAGACGTAGCAGACTTTGCTGCGCTTATCTATGACCCAATGTGGTTTGCTACTGCTTATCTGCGTCCTATGCAGGAAGTAGACGTAGGCCAGCAGGGTGACTCAACCAAAGGTATGATGGTTGAAGAGTGTACTCTTGAAGTACGTAACCCTCTTGGTTGTGGTGCTATTTACGGCCTTAGCTAGGTTTAATAGGAGGGGAAGCTTAAGGGCTTTCCCTCTTTTTATTATAGGAGATAATAATGGAACTACCTAAAAGAAAACCTTCAAAAGCTAAAAGAGCTAAGGCAAAAAGAACTTCTACTTTTACTGGTAAAGTAGATGAAATTATGAACCCTGGTGGAAGAGCTTCTCAAAAGAAAAATTATGGCACTGCTAGAAATGTTCCTGCGTTAAGCGAAGTTCTTCAAGGCGCATATCAGCATGGTAAACAAGTATATAAAGATTCTACTGCTAAAATGAGTAATGGTGGCAAAGTTAAAATGTCAAAGTATTATTCTGGCGGTGGAAAAATATATACAGGGAGAGACTAATGCCAATTGTAATTAAACCAATTGAAAAGAAAAAGAAGATGGCTACACCTAAACGTAAACCAAAGCCAGGAACAGTTAACGAATCACAGTCAAAATCACCTTACACTGTTAAAAATGGTAAAATGGTATTAGATCCTCAGTATAAATCTGCAGGTGGTATGATTTATAAAGGGAGGTAGCTATGGCTGAAGGACAGGAAAAAGCCTTAAAATCAAATACAGGACCATTAGCTAAAGACGCTCGAAAAACTATTCGCAATGCTTTACTTCAATCAATGTATAAAACTCATATGCAAAGTGGCAATGTAAACATGCCTAAAGAACTTGCAAATGCTATTAAATCAGGTGAATTTGTACCAACTGTAGTAATTGATCGAAACAATGATATTAGCGTAAGGTCTATGCCTACTATTAATCCAAACAATAATCGCAATACTGGTTATGGACTTAAAGGAAATATTTTTCCGCGCACAGGAACTAATGATCGTGAAGAGTTAGACAAAATTTACGGTGGTACAGGATCAGCTAATGCAGCAGCAATGCAAGCATTACGTGATGCAGGACAAGAAGGTTTTGTAGCTAGAACTGCTCGTGAACGTCAATATCCAGATCGTCCACAGCCAAGAAAATCATATAATAGTTTTGCTGAATTTTTTGGCAAATAAAAATTAAACAGGAGATAAGTAAATGCTTGTAATACAAATAGCTAGTGGGAATACTTACCCAGCAGATAGATGCGTGTGGCGCATTGACGAAACTACAAATAAAATTACACACTTTTCACCTAACGCTGCATCAGTAGCTACTAATGCTGCACCAACAGCAGTAGGCTCAACTGGAGCGCGACTAGGTTATATTAAAGCAGGTCGATTTGCACCGTATACGCAAACTCCATAATTAAGTAAGAGGACACTATGGCAAGAGAAAACGAATTTAAATTCCGCAGTTCAACTGTAGAAGCCAATAAAGATATTCACGCTGGCTTTGATCTTCAAACTGGAGATTGGGAAGCCAAACAAGATATTACACAGTATAAGGAAGCAGCTAAGCTTGAACGCGAAAAAGAAACGTATTATGGTCGTACTAAACAAGGCTATCGTAAACTAGCAACTATCCCTGATATTGTAGCAATTAAGATTTTGCAAGAGCATCATTTAGACTTGCATGATCCTACGTTTATGCAGGATCCAAATAACCTTAAAAAGCTAAAAACAATCTTGATGTCTGAGTATTCTGATTTGGTAGTCAATACTTAATTAGGAGGCCAAGCATGGCAATGACATACACAGAACTTGTTGCTAAAGTTCGTAGCTGGGCTAACCGGGACGAAGAAGTAGTAAGTGATGACATTATTAAAGACTGCCTTAAGTATGCCGCTGACAAAGCGTACAGGAAACTTCGAGTACCTCCACTAGAAAACGTAGCTATCTATGATAAGACTCTGTTAACTGCTGCGACAACAGCGGCTACTAACACTCAGTCTTCTATTACAGAAATACAGCTACCCTATGATCTTGTTGAGTTTATTCAAATAAGAGAGGTAGATAGTAACGGTCTTTCAACTAGAGTATTTAATGAAAAAGTAGACATTAGAACATTTAATGACACTACAGCAGAAAAATATTCTAATAAGAATTACTGGGCTAGGCAACAAAACGTTTTGTACCTATCTCCTGGATTTGGAAATGGTAACTTACAAAACCAAGCTAACACAATAGAGCTATATTATTATCGTAGACTCCCAGCACTTAATGCTGTATACTCAGTAACAGTGCTTAACTACAATGCTGGCTTTCTTACAACAACAGGTGCAGGGGCTGGCATAGCCAACTCTAAACAACTATATTTTAATAGTAATACAGGAACAACAGCTTATGCTACACAAGCTACTGCTCAAGCGGCAGACCCTGCTGGTACTGTAACTTCTACTTATTATATTGGAACAGCAACACCTAATTGGCTACGAGATGAAAACGAGCGTGTTCTTTTATTTGGTGCATTAGCTGAATTGTTTTCTTATGTACAAGAAGACGATCAAGCATCAAAATACTTACAATTATTCATGGCAGAAATTGTTGAACTTAATGACGAAGACGCTAAACGAAACGCTTCAGGCGGTAACCTACAAGTAAACTTTAACGGGCGAGGGTTAATTTAATGACAACACCAGCGAGACCCGGACAATTTACGGGTGCAACAGATAATGCCGCTAATGGTGGCTTATTTACAGATACACTAATTGATGGTATTCCTGATATTGTAGGCGCAGACGTTCTAGCGGCTGAAACAGCGGCAACTAATGCTAAAGCATCAGAAACAGCGGCGGCTACTAGTGCGACTAACGCTAGTACTTCAGAAACTAACGCGGCAACTAGTGCTACAGCGAGTGCAAATTCGGCAACAGCAAGTGCCAATAGCGCAACAGCGGCGGCTACTTCAGCTTCAACAACAGCGGCTGATGCGGCAACGGCAACAACTAAAGCAGCAGAAGCAAGTACTTCAGCTACTAATGCGGCGGCTTCACAAACTGCAGCAGCTAACTCTGCAACTTCAGCGGCATCAAGTGCTACTTCAGCAACTGGTTCTGCTAATAGTGCAACAACTTCAGCTACAGCAAGTGCTAATAGTGCAACAGCTAGTGCTAGTAGTGCTACCGCTTCGGCTAATTCAGCTACAGCTGCGGCTACTTCCGAAACTAATGCAGCTACTTCAGCAACCAATAGTGCTAATAGTGCTACAGCTTCAGCTAACTCAGCAACAGCTAGTGCGGGAAGTGCATCAACAGCTACTACTCAAGCTAACAATGCAGCAACTAGCGCTTCAACAGCAAGTACTCAAGCTACAAATGCTGGCAATTCAGCTACAGCGGCTGCAAGTTCAGCTACAGATGCACAAGGATCTGAAGATGAAGCAGAAGCATGGGCGCAAAAAACAAACGGTGAAGCAGTTACAGGTGAAGGCTACTCATCTAAAGCATGGGCAACAGGTGGTACAGGCGTAAGTCAAGCTTCAGGTGCTGGTAATGCTAAAGACTGGGCAACCGAAACATCCACCACAGCTGATAATACTGAATACTCATCTAAAGAGTATGCAGTAGGTATTCAAGCAGGTAACACAGAAGGCTCATCAAAACAGTGGGCTTTGGGTGGTGGTAACTTTGTTATGTCTACACCTGTTACTGGTTCAGGTGGCACAGCAAAGTATTCAGCGGCTTATTGGGCAGACCAAGCGGCTAGCAGTGTGGCTAACTTTGATGAAAAGTATTATGGTAACTATGCTACAGATGCGGCTGCAGAGAATGCACATGAAGCGGCTGGTAAGACAGTAACCGTAGGTGACTTGTATTATAACACAACAGATAACGCAGTTAAATATTGTTCAGTAGCACCATCAGGTACAGGAGCGCCAGTAGGTACGTGGTTACCTATTCAGGCAACTGATACTAGTAGTTTTGCAACAAAAGGATTTTCAATTGCAATGTCAATTGCACTATAGGAGAAAGATATGGCACAGAACTTTAGACGCTATATAGAAAGAGCCATCGGAACTTCGGCAACTGACATTCCAGATGGAGCTAACTTTGATTCGTATGATACTATCGTAGGAATTAACCTTGCCAACATTGTGGCACAACAGATACTTGTTTCTGTATACATTTCAAATGGTGGTAATAACTACTACCTTATTAAAGATGCACCTATTCCAGCTGGAAGTTCACTTCAGCTTCTTGATGGCGGTGCTAAATTTGTAGTAC